GACCATCGAGCATTCGATGCGCCGTCGAGAGCATCTGCGCGGATTCGAGTACCATCTTGACGACGTGCTTATCGCACTGCATTTGCGCGGCTACTCGTGGGTCGTTATCAAGTGCAAAGATATTCATGTCATTTACTCTTGTAGAATATATTATCTATTATATACCATCCAGGTCTCGCTGTAAACCCTCTTAAGGCAATTCATTCCAGTAGTTAAGAGTCACGTCTGTGGCTTCGGTAATCTCATTCATTCGACACCAGTTTGCAAATACGTAGGCGGCATCCATATCAAGTCCCGGTTCACCGACCAACTCATACAGTTTACCTGACCGCGACGTGACCGTCATAGTCTCTCGGTTAAAATCCTGAATCGGAGAACAGACACGACCGAGACCATCAACCACACCGACCAGATGCTGAGTAGTCTCTCCAAGGAGAGGTATTGATACCTCACGGACTGACCATACAGACATTTGAACTTTTGTTTCGCTTTCTGGTCTAAATAACATTGCCGTCCCTCTTGTACACCACCGAGTGTCCTACACCATACGCAGGGCAGATGAAGACAAACTCAGGTAGATTATTGTCGTCTTTTGAACCACCATCACCGCAGATGAAGTACGTGTCAGGAACCCTCTCTGGAACGGTGTGATAGAACATCTTCTTGAGCACCTCGAACTGTTCACGCTCGGTATCATTGAGAGGATCATTGGCTCTAAGTCCTTTTCCGATGGTATCCTCAATATGAGCATCATCGCGACACTTCCGACACGCGGGATGTTCGCAGCCGCATCGAGTCTGCTCGTGTAGGTCGATCAGTTCCTGAAGTACGTCATTGAAGATCATCTTCATACTCCGTCAGAGTCATAATAAACGCCACCACCCGCAACGAGAAGAAAGACAACTAGAATTGACCCAAACATAATACCAAAGTTAATCAAAAAGTCTTTAATCATTATATAATCTCCGAACCTCCTTGGTGGGAGGACGATGCACGATTTTAATCACCCTGTGCATCCTTTTCGATTTGCATTTTGACAGATGTTTTGAACGTATTGAATATTTCATCCAAACCATCAATGTTATGTTGCGATTCTAATGCTGATATTAATTCAATACTAAATTCAAATTCTGTCTGTTGACCTTTGTCATCTTCATAAATAAATTTTGCCATTTTCTCTATCCTCCAATCAGATACTTAATCATACACGCCATTGCAAGTAGGTACGTGAAACCTTTACCCACAGCAAAGATTATTTGCCACACCATCTGGTACATTGAGGTTTGTTCAAAATAATTCATTGTTTTACTCTCCACTCAAGTTTTGACACACGATTGCTCAGATCTTTGACTGATCGGTTCAACGCCTTGAGATAATCCTCTTCCTTCGGCGGACCGCTACTAGGTTCCCATGCATACCTCATCTCGTCAATGAAATCAGTTATGCTCCGATGTTCTTTGCTTGGGAATCGCTCTGCGACACGATTGATCCACTTCTCGACATTACGCCGCTGATCCTCGGTCTTACAGGAGAGCCATACTTTCTTAAAGAATTCGTATCGGTCAGTCATTATTAACAGCCTCAGTTTCATTAAGTGGTACCATTATACCATCTTTGACAGTATATGTAAATACCTCGCAGCCGTTAGTCCGAGTATATAATCTCCCGCCATCAATCATATTACCATTATCAAGAGTCACGTAGTCGTGCCGATCTCGTGAGTAGTAAAGACCACCTTCTGAATCCATTACGCAGGCAAAAGTAAGTTCCTCAACTGAATCAGCATTCGTAATCAGTATTCGACCCTCGTTATCGTTCAGCAGACCAAAGTACCGATTACCGAACTCAGGATGTGGAGTCTCGCGATAGAATACATCGACCGGGACAAGGTTGCCTGGATCAAGTTCGGTCGTGCAGACGTACGATACTGGAACTCCATCCAGACACGAGTAGTACTTTTTGATATGGTTCGTGTCCAGTACGGGATTGTGAATTACACTAGCTGCCATCACAGTCATCCTCAAGAAGTAATGTAATAAAAAATGCAGTGCATGCACCAGAAACGAGCAGAGCAATCATCAGGATACCGATCTCTACGACAGTTCCAGAAAAATGGACCGTCATATAGTTATACACAAAGGCAATACCTAGGAGTGCTGCTCCGAGTGCGACTGTAATTCCAAGAAAGATAGTAAGATTTAATAGAAATCGTTTCAGAAAATTCATAATATAAAAACTTTTATCTTATTCGACGATCAGTCCTGGAAACGCGTCCTGAACCAGCTTCTTAGTCAGACCCTTGTACTTGCCGCCCAGATTCTTATCCTTCATCTGAATGACCAGTTCTGCCTCGCGAGGATGAAGCGACTCGAGCATCTTAATGAAGATCACCTCGACCTTAGGACCTGCCTTCGGTCGTTGCGGTGTCACGACGAAGTACGAGAACTTTTTCGACTGCTTTAGAAGAGTCGTGCCGTACGAGTGATCGGAACCTGGAGTATAGGGTGGGGATCCCTCCGGTAGGTTGAACTGAATCGAGTCGTCGAACGAACCCTTTAGAATATCTCGAAGGCCACGGTGGTTATATGTCCGAAGCACCTCGATCTTTTCCTTACGATTCGATGCCTTTGCGACACGATCTAGAATATCATGAACCAACATGTTCTTAATCTTATTCACTGCCATTTTAGTAAAAATCCTCAATATCAGAAATCAAATTCTTGCATCGTTTTGAGATCAGGTACTTAAGAACACGATTCTTTGGTGTGTCCTCCTGACTCTCATAGGTATTTATTATCTCTGTCCGCAGATTCTCAGGGATCTCCTCGAGATCGATGAGCTTTTTGTTTCGCATGTAGTTGCGGTAGTGTTCGGGTTCCATTACGTCCTCGAGGTTCTGCGCGTTCTCTGCCCAGAAGTCGAGCTTCTTGCGTGTAACGGGAGACTGACGAATACCCTCGACGAACACGTTATCGTTCGAGAGCACATTCGGAACACCGTCACCAGAGTCACCCTTGAGGACGTGCTCGAACAGATAGGTATGCGGATTCTTTTCGGTCACGAACTTTTTCTGCATCGGTGAATACTGTTTGACGTTCTTGTACTTCTGTAGCTGAACAAAGTCCTTGTCGGCAGAGACGATCATTACGTCCTCGTGTTTACCGAACTCCTGGGTCTCAAGAGCAAGTGCACCAATGATGTCATCGGCCTCTGCACCATCGACCTTGACGACTCGATAAGGAAGGTTCTCCTGGATCTCCTCACGAACCATATTAATGATCCGAAAGATCTCGTCCCAGTTGGCCTTCTCGACCTCGTCCTTCTCGCGGCCCTCGCGGCGCTTGAACTTATAGTTCGGAAAGTACTCGCGGCGCCAGGTGGACGAATCGCATGCGATGACCATCGGACCGTAGTCCTTACGAAACTTCTTGTTGTACATCCGAAGCGTATTCAGTATGAAATGACGAATCAGGTTCTCCTCGATGTCGAGCTTCTGCACGACGACCGAGGAGATCGCGATTCCATTATAATCAACAATAATCATTACCAACCACCAATCAGCAATAGGGCCGCAATAGCAGTAAGAAATAATATAGCAATAAGTTCAATCATCAATTAAGCCTCTGATTTATGCTTGGTTTTACGAGTGTATTTTGTGCGGTCACGGATCACCTGCTGACGGTAGCGCTCCCGCTCGTACGCCATGGTTTTGGCAACTGGGTTGACACGATGACGCATGTCTATTCTCCTTTGTTCAGCTGATCTCGGTGCTGCGGATAATCTCCGCGCGCCGCCGGCGGCATTCCTCTGGCGTGATGCGGCCACGCCCATAGTCCATCTGCAAGTTGCTCAGTGCGGCGGCTTTCGCGTCGGTCATGTGGTAGACATTGAAGTTCGTCATGATGGTAGCTCCTTTCCTTAACTGTTGAGTCCATTATACTACCATACGATGGGTTTGTAAACCCTCTATTTGATCAATTTGGGAACAACCTTTGTTCCTGTGAGGAACAGATGAATGGTTTACAAGTCACAAGAACTGTGATATAATAAATTTGTTGTCGGGCAGGGGTATATACTACCGTTGCGTGTTGTACTCTTCGTACAGTAGTTTCAGGTGGGTGGATCTCACGCGACAGGATATCCAGGTATTGTAGTACGATGGATCAAGGAGTACGTTGCGAGTGAACTGCTCACGAGCCTCAAGGTACGACGCCTCACCCTTTGATCGACAGAGATGTAGGATACTGCGACGAAAACAACCCTTGCCGTAGTACTCGACGTCCTTGAGAAGTTCTTCCGACGATCCGTAGTAGTCTCGCCAGTCGGACTCTGCTCGATACCGTTTCTTTTTCTTTTTGACCTGACGAGTCTTGCCGAAGGTGAATCCCTTCTTACCAATGTAGGATCGACCGTTCGCAAGATTCTCGATTATATACACGAAACCCTGATACGGAAATGCCTTCTCGGCCACATCCATACCAGGGTCGTATATCTCTGAGTTGTATAGCCACTGTCCCATGTGACTATTTATTAACCTAGACCATCCTCGTCCTCATCGTAGAAGAGTTCGGAATCAATGGAGTAGTCCTCGACGAGCTGAATATCGTCGATAGCCTCCTGTCCACAATGAGGGCAGAATTTTACATCCGCATCCTCTTCCTCGAACTGAACGGTGAACGATACACCACATCCAAAACATTTATTCATCTTGCGTAATCCTCTCCTACCGTGTATTCCTTTGGACCCCTTGAGGTGAACTCCATACCCGCCATCGAACCCACGTAGTCACCGTGCCGTTCCTGGTACACGAGTGTCAGCTTTATCGATCTCTGCACGGAAACGACCAGTCGCTTTCTTGGCGAAAAGTCAAGAACCTCGACCTCTTCGGTCCTGTCGTTATCCGTATTGTGGATCGTGCAACGATCCTCGTACATCGTCCTCTTCATGATCTGTACCCTTCTTCACTGTTCTGAATATGTATACGAATCCCGAGGCATACACTACCGCATACACCATAATGAATCCAATGAGACTCGTAAGAGCGAGTCCTGGTGTCAGTGACGGTGTGATTCCGGTCGAGTAGTCCATCATTCCTTGGACGAGCCACGGTGATCGTCCCATCTCCGTCACGAACCATCCGGCAAGAACGGCGACAAAAGGAGCCGGAATCATCGCTATAAGGAACTTATGAAACAGACCGGGTTCGTACAGTCTACCTCTCGCTCGATACACCAGACCGGCGATGGCACCGAGGACCATAAGAACGCCGATTCCGACCATGATACGAAACGTCCAGAACACCCAGAATACCGGAGGTTGTTCGGACTGATCGACCTCATTGAGACCAGGGACCACACCCGATGCATCATGCTTTAGAATGATCGATGCAAGATCCGGTATCCCGATCTCAAAGTGATTGGTCTGAGCCGACTGGTCCGGTATCGCAAACAATAACAGGGGTACGTTCGACTGCGTCTCCCAGTTACCCTCCATTGCCGCGACCTTTGTGGGCTGGTGCTCCAGAGTATTGAGACCATGAAAGTCACCGACCACGAC